CAGCCTCTGGAGCTTGCTGCTCCTTGGTTATTTTATTTTTTGGAGCAGCCAAAACTTCATCCTCCATGAGAATAAGGTCTTTGCCCAAAATTGGGTGTTCTAGATAGTGGTCTGGCACTGTATCGTATACACCAGTCACTACATTCTTAATGTAAGCCATTAGAATCCTTCCATACTATGTTCTATTCTACCATACAGTGTCTGTAATGAAGTCAAAGCTGACCTCAGTTACATAACGGATTGGCCTTGCGTTACCATCCACATATGTGTATGGGGCGAGGTTTGGGGTTAGCTCTCCTGAGCCAGAAGTCTTGAATCCAGTGAGTTTCTCCCTCACTAGCCCAGCGACTTGTCTTGACGACCTTTGATTTGGACCAATACACAGAACACTGACGGATGATTGACCAGAAGCTCCTGCAACACCAGAGATTGGCATACTGCCAGCAATTATGCCAGCGTGCTCAACGATGATATAAGGCAATAGGATGCCGTCTGTGCTAAAGCGTAGCTTAGTTTCTTCTGGAACGCCATCATCATAAACATCTTGTGCAAGTTCATTTAGCCTTGCAACAATTGCATCCTGAATAGTAAGTAATGTCATTTGATGCTATCCAATCTAATCTTTAGAGCCTTACCAAGACCCTCTTCAAACTGTTTAGACAAGAATCTAGCAGTCTGCGGAACAGCACGCATAGGCATTGGGCCATTGCGAGTTCCATCCTCTTGAAATGAGAAGTATCGGTAATATGTTCCACCTTGAATATCCCAACCAATTCCAACATAAGTAATGTCTTTTGTGTGATAGCTTCTTCCTTGAACGCTACGAATCATAAGACCAGTATCAATTCTTCCGGGCTGACCCTTTACCCTATTTGGTGCAGTTCTAATTACATTTTTGAAGAACTGCTTGCCAGAGGCAGCAATCTGCTTGCTCCACTGCCTAGCTACATCATCTATTGCTTTATTCAAAGTTCTAACTGCAACTTCAGAAAACATTGCCCCACCAGTAATCTTCATATCAACTTTTACAGTCTTAGAGTAGCCAGTATTTTTAATTTCAGAATTAATCCTGCGTTGCAAAGCCGTCAGTGCTTTACCAGTTTCTTTAGCACCTTTATAGAATCCAGACTTATCAATCTTGAATATAATAGCCTGATTTCCACCCCTAGTCGGTGGAGTTATTTCATAACCAGTTCTAGCCATACTAGGCTCCAGTTATGGTAGGGTCAAGCTCGATGTCTACCTTGCACAGAAGTGTGCGTTCCCAAGCATTTGAGCTATTTAGAACGCTAGTCACAACAAAGACAAACTTCTCAAGAGTGGGATTCTTTGATGCTGAAGTAACTCTAATCTGATAGTTTGAGCGAATATCTGGAATAACTCCACTTGTGCCAGCAAGAGTATTGCGACCATTTGAAATTTGAATCTTTACATTCTGGAAAAGGCTTGGGTTATAATCCTCACCCTCATTTCCAGCAGTCATAATTGGCTGAATACGAGCAGGTCCAGTATAAACCTTATCGCTAGTTACAGTCCAAGTATTGGTGGTTGGGTTATAAACCTGAGTAGCGGTAGTTGGCTCAAATATCTCAATTTGAGCTAGTTCAAGAGCATAAAGGACTCGCTGGCTATGGGTCAACCAGCGTGGGTCAATACTGCCACGAGAGTTTAAAGCCAAGTGTCGCCCCACTTCACAGCAGGAGGTGCGACAATAAAGGTTTCGTAGGAATCAGCCAAGTCGTCATTAGCAGCCTCATCCTGAAGTGCCTTAGCCTGTGCACGAAGCTCAGCACCCAGTTTTGCACCATCAGTGGTGTAGTCTGTGGTGCGGATAACCTTATTGATAAGGGCTTCGCTAGTTGCGAGGATTAGCTTTGCCTGAGCAGCAGCACGCTTTACATTATCTGAGTAAAGAGATAGCAGTGCCTGAATCTGAGCATCGCTAAATAGATACTCGACAGCAGTGCTTGAGTTATCTAGGTTATCTAGTTGTTCTACATCTGGAATCAGTAGGCGAACCTGCCCAATGGCAGTTGAATAGTTTGGAGGAGTAGTATCTGGCATAGTTCTATTCTATCCTATCCTGTATGTTATCCAAGTATTGCCAGCCGTTCTTCTTGACCTAAATCTTGCAGAAGTACCAAAAGCAACGACTCCGCTACCCACAATAGTATGTGCAGTTCCTGCGGTTACTGTGTTTGACCCCGATGCTCCAGTATTTATGAATGACCAATCAAAGCCCATGTCTGTAGAAGTGTTTTGGACATTAGTATCCATCAAAGTGCCTGTAGGCAATGGAAAGTTTCCTGTAGTAGCACTAGACACCACAATAAAAGTTTGAAGGTCTGTATAAGTAAGTGTTCTGGCAGTTGATATTGTTGTAGGCGGAGAGGGCTGCCAAAAGAAGTTTTTTCCATTTAGGAAAGTACGAGAAGCAACTAAGTTTGTTCCGATTTGAACAGTTGGAGTAGTTGTTCCTGTACCAATGTTTATACTCGCTGTTGTTGAACTTGTTCCAATTCTTACTAAAGTATTATTCGCTCCAGTAGCAATATTTAAAGTTGAATCACCATTAGTAACAAGATTCAATTGTTTACCAGTAGCAGATGAAGCCCTATCCATAATATTTACAGTCGTAGCACCTATTCCAGAAGTGTATCCAGTAGTGTCTGTCCACCCGATAGCAACAGTAGATGTATTATTATCACCAATAAAAATTCTTCCATTAATGCCATAACCACTATCGCCATCATAGGCTATTGAACCACCTTGTAAATACACATTTCCAGAGTATGCCTGAAAACCTTCAGCGTTTCCAGATTTAAGGTATAAATTACCAGAAGTAGCAATATCAGGTGATTCAGGGTCAGAGGTTAGAGAAGTAATTGCTGTGCCAGTAGCCATAGTAAAGTTTGGGCTTGTTACAGTTACAAAACCAGTAGAATTAGTGCCAGCAATACCTGTAACAGATGTTCCTGCACCAGTAAAGCCAGACCCACCGCCACCGGAAGGAGTTACCCACTGAGTGTTGTAATCGGTTCCATTTATTTTTGCTAGAACCTGACCTGTAGTTCCACCAGTAGGGACACCCTGACCAGTTGCACCAGTTAAACCAGTATCACCCCTTAGACCTTGTGAGCCTTGTATTCCCTGTGGGCCTGTAGCTCCAGTGGCTCCAGTAAGACCGATAGGCCCCTGTGCACCAGTAGCACCTGTAGCACCAGTAGCACCAGTAGCTCCAGCAGCTCCAGCAGCTCCAGTGGCTCCAGTATCTCCTTTAGGTCCAGCAGGACCTTGAACACCTTGTGCACCAGTCGCTCCAGCAGCTCCAGTATCGCCTTTTAAACCTTGAGGCCCCTGAACACCAACATCGCCCTGTGGACCAGTCAAACCCTGTGGTCCAGTTGGTCCAGTTGCTCCAGTCACTCCAGTGGGACCAGTAAGCCCCTGTAAACCCTGTGGACCCTGTGGTCCAACTTCACCCTGTGGTCCTTGTGGTCCCTGCGGTCCTTGTGGTCCAACTGTTCCCTCACTAGAAGAAGAGCCACCACCCCCACCAAAAGGTCGTTTGTCGAGTTTTTTGATTTCATTCTCAACCTTGTCGGTCCAATCTTGGGACTGAGGAGGGAGATTAGTATCTGGAAAGTAGATTGCCATAGTTATTCTATTATACCATACAAAAGGGAAAACCCCCGGAGCTATGGCTCAACGGGGGCTTCCACACACAACACACAGAAAAGGAGGAATCTGTGCTATTCTATTATACCTTACTTTTGATTTTCTACAATCAATTTGATTTCACACGCATCAGTAGTGCAGTAGGCATCACCAATCGCCTCAGAAGCCATTCCAGCATAAACCCCAGAGAAGTCAATTGGGAAAAGCTTCATTGCATACTGCTCGTAGTCTTCCTGAGTAATCTGCGTGTAAGGCATCTGTGGATAAGTGTGGTTTCCGCTTGGTAAGAATGATACAGTCTTTAGCTGACCATCATACATATGGAGCACAGTGCCAACATCCTTAGATTCAGTTTCTGGGTCAAATGACACAGTTACCGAAACAGAGTTGTCAGACCAGTAACGCTGGGCAGTTGCAGCCAGTGCAATCTTCTCAAAGATGGATACATCTCGCTCTGCTCGTCTTGCACCAGATTTCACTGGGAAGAATACAACAGAAGTTCCAACTGGGTCTTCAGATGCTGGCTCGATGGTGTAGTTAGCCATCTTGAATAGCGGAAGCATTGGGTCAGAGTTGCCAAAGCGAATAGCACGAAGGAAGTATTCGCCACCCGGAGTCCAATGAACACCCGGAGATTCTCCAGCTAAGATTGACACTGTGCCAGAAGGCTTTACAGTAGTAGTCTTGATGCTCTCACGAACACCTAGCCACTCGGAGTAGGTCTGGTCATAACGCTTTACTTCATTGAATCCAGCATCCATCCAAGTCCTAGTAGCTGGTAGACCATTGATATCTGCAAAGTTGGCAATACCAGAAATCGAGGTTCCGATTCTGCGGTTACGCTGCATGATTGCATTTGTTTCTTCCCAGTGGGTTGGGAGTAGAGTTACAGTCTTTGCATAAAGATAAGCGAACTTTAAGGTTCTCTTGAAGTCCTCGATTGAGTCGTGTCTGTTCATGTAAGTTTCTACAAGGGTGCACATCTCAAATGACTCTAGTGACTGCTCAGCACAAGGGTTGTATCCCACAACTCGGTGGTCCTTGTTGTTGATTCCATCTGTGATGCGACCATACTTACGGCTCATATCCATCCAGATAACACCCGGCTCACCATTACGAACAATACCATCTACGATAGGAGAGAAGTTTGTTCCAACCTCTACTTCTACAGAGTTGTTTGACATCCAAGCCCAGCCCGGAGTTTCAGCATCATAAGAGTTACGCTCAGGGAATCGCTCAGAGTTCTTCAGGTTCAAGAAGTCCTCATCATCAATGCGACCAATAAGAAGCTCAGCAGAACGGCGAACATTTCCAGAAACGACACAGACACCAATCATATTACCAATATCGGCAATGTCACGGCGAGTAACCATCTCACCAGCACGACCAAGAAATAGTTTTCTAATCTGATTGTGTAGCTTGATTAGCGGTTCCGGTCCAGATGCTGTTCCACCAAATCCAACAATTGGAGTTCCATATGGTCGAATCTGGTCATAGTCAAAGTCCCAGTTCTTTTGGTCAGGTTTTAGGAATGAATTAATAAGTGCAACAGTTGACTCAGCCCAGCCTTCACGAGTATCTGGAATTACATAGTCAGATGGCGAAGCTGGGGCATAAATCTGAAATCCCTTATCAGCACCCTTGTCATCAAAGCCAACTCCAACGCCAAGCATGGATGCTTCCATAAGGAACGCAAATGGCTTGCCCGGATTGTTTTTTGTCATCTCATTGGTTGAAACAAAAGCACAGTTTTGCAGAGCAGCAGAGTTTCTCTGGCGATTTACAATATCGGTTCCCATGACCCATAGCCCACGACCCGGAGGAGTCCATTTGAGGGTGAATAGGCGGTCAAACGCCTCCTTAGCGGATGCAGATGCCTTTGAGTCATTCCAAGGCAGCCTAGAAGCCTTACAGTGGTCTTTTTGAAGGGAATACATACCATTGATTACACGCTCACAGACATCAGCCCAAGTTTCCTTTGTTCCGTCTTCCTTCTTGCGTGAATAGGTGCGTAGGAATGTAATCTCTCCTACTGAGTTTCCAGCTACATCTTTATAGCCGAAGGGTGATTCTTTCTTGCGGTAATCGCTGATAAATTCATCAGAAAGCTTAAATGAAAACATTAATCTCCTTTGTTAGTTGGTGGATGGTCTACCATTATAGCACACTACCTAGACAAAAGAAAACCCCCACCGAAGTGAGGGTTTCTTTTGTGAAACTGAGGGCTATTAGCTACCTGCACCTGTCGAAACAATAGTTCCAGCAGGAACTAGGAATCCACCGGTTGCAATGTGACGAATTCTCATTTCGAAGTCATCATTGTCAAAGCCACCTTCACGGGCAGGAACTGCACCGCCACCAAGGTAGGTTCCACCATTAGACTTGATACGAAGCTCAGGAGCCTCGTGACCACGAAGGAATCCAAGTGCAACAGATGGGTTTAGGCTCTGGCCCGGAACTGGAATCAAGAACCAGAAGGCATCAGCAAGTGAGTTATTGTAAATCTTCTTAATCCAAGGGTTTACAACAACCTCAACCTGTGAGCCAACAAGGTTTCCAGTGATTGTCTTAGTTGTGATTGAGCCTGATACTGTTGCAGTTTCAACTGACTGGATAGCCAGAATCTTCTTCGCAGTAGCCTCTAGTGCCTGTGGAACAACCAAAGCAAATCTGCTTACAGCAGTAACTGGGCGACCATTGTAGGTCTGTAGATTAGCTGCCTGAATAGCTTTGTCTAGGTTTTCCATTGTCAATGCACCATTGCCAGTAAATAGGTTCTGGTTAGTTGAGTTGAAGTTAGTGGTATTTAGACCAGAGCTTGTAACAAGCTGCTTTGTAACTTCTTCGTCTTCTTTTCCAGCAGCCTTTAGGGCAAGCTCTATAGGTAGACGCTCAAGTAGAGAGATATTTCCATCATTTACGATAGACTCCCATGAGAAGCGAACACGCTGACCAGACTTCTTTACAGCTAGTGTCTTCTCTGTTACTGAGAACCAACCAGCAGCAGGATACTCATCATACTCACCGACAGTTGGCAGTGAACCCTTGCGGAAGGTGTCACCCTGATTATCTGAGCCATCGTCATCATAAGACAAGCTTACAAATGACTGTGCACGGAAGTCATCTACTACAACCTTAGTTGCGAACATATCCCAAACCTTTGGAAGAGCTTGGTAGTTCTGAAGAAGAATCTTATTGATTGTTGGGGCAAGCTGAGTTGGAAGGTCGCTTGTAGAGATACCTTCCTGAAGCTTTAGCTTGTCATTGCGGTCACCACGAATGGCACCTTCTAGAAGCTTAGCTGCTTCCAATTGGCGTGGGGTAATGTTTTCCATAATAATTATCCTATTCCTTACGCACTCTGGTGTAGACGAACATAGACATCACCAGCGGTGCTAGTAGTCTTCGCCTTAATTGCGTGACCAATAAATTTATTGCTAGTTGATGTAGTTGTAACTGTTCCTGCACCAGCACTGGTTCCACCAGCTAAATACATAGCTGCACCAACTGTAACTGCTACAGATGTGGTCAGCTTGAAAACGCCGTTTAGTTTTAGAGTGGTGTAATAGTTACCATCTTCACCTTTAACTGCATCTTTTTCTGCCACACCGACAACCTGACCAACCTGAACTAACATACCTGATGTAACAGCACTTGTAACAGGGAAGACTAGCTCGTTGGCATCTTTGTAAATTTCAATTTTAGACATTTACTTTTTCCTTCTACTTATTGCCTGAAATGCGGTTTACAATGTCTGCAAACTCATCTACTAGGCTTGACTTTGATGCCTCGTGGATAACACCAGTGGTGTCAGCTTCTGGGGCGGTAACGACAGACTCAGTGATTTCAGCAACATATGCCTTCTCATCCGTAATCAGTTCGTCAACTGATTTAACATTGGCTTCTGACTTAAGGGCCTCAACTACACGAGAGAGGGCCTTGGTCGGTAGACCAGACTCGTTGAATTTAACAGCGATGTCAATTGGGTTTACAGCTTCTAGAGTTGCCTCTTCTTCTGCTGTGAACTCAGCTGGCTTTGCTGCTTCTGCCAGAATCGAAACTGATTCGACTACTGGAGTTAGTGCCTCAACGAAGGCAGTTTTGAGGTCAGCAATAGCTGCGTCAAATTCTTCCTTAGTAATGGACATTCCATTTCCTTCCGATAATGATTCTGTAACCGGAGTGGTTTCAGTATCTTTTCTGGTATAGCTTTCAAGAAGGGAAATAAATTTTCCTCCAGCTCCAGCTACTGTTACGACATCAACGCTAGTCAAAGGGTCTGACACGAGCGATTCGATGATTGGCCCTTCACGGCCTTCTGCCTCACCAATCTTGGCTTCGCCAAGAGCGTGTATTGACAAACCTACATCACTAGCCATTTCTTTAATGATTGGGGCGTAGTGAGAGTAGAACTCTATTTCTGCTACAAGACCATTCTCTGAGAACACAGCATCAGATGTTAACTTACCAGCAAGCTGGTGAACATCACGCTCTGGTCTATCAGAAGCCTCATTTACAGATGGGTGATTCATAAAAACTTTAGTTCCAGCTTTGAAGACCTGTGGACCATAATTAGCAAGCATTTCGCTTCCGTAATATCCAGAAGAACCCCAGCCAGCTTCTATGACTTTAACTCGCCACTTATTACCCTTTGTTTCAGGGGCGGTAAGTGCCAAATTCTCATTTAGCTTTATAGCCATAAAAAAATCTCCAATAGTTTATTTGCTATACACCATTATAGCATACACTTACGCAATAGGAGCGTTATCCGCAGGTCTTAAATCATTTGCATTATTCTGCATTGAACCAACTGCTCCAGAATTACCTTGAGATGGAACAATAGACCCTGAGTTATTACTCTGGTCAGCCGAAGAAGGCGGTGCATTATGCAACTTAGCAATGTCAAGAGTTTCAATAACTGCATCACGGAATTCATCATCCCAGATTGCATTAGCTTCGTGAGCAAGAGCAAGTGCTTGCATCATACGCTGGCTTGGCTCAGTTTCAATCTTAGGCCAATTGATTTCTAGCTCTGCCATGTTAGCACCAAGGAACTTCATTACCCTGCGATAGAATAAGCTCCAAACCTGCTGGCGTGCTTCCATTGCCTTCACAGTTGGGACATCTAGGGTCTGTGCGGTTCCGTAAGCACCAGAGGTTCCGGGGTCAGATAGCAAAGCCACAACAGACACCTCTAGAGCAGAAGCAACCATCGAACCTAGTGCACGACCATCATTTAGGTTCACAGAACCAGAGCGAGGCATCGAGCTTAGCTCCATGTCAGCACCAGTCACAGCAGTAGAACCTGCACTAGCCGGAGTTGCGATAGTCGCAGCAGCAGCGGTTGCTCCACTCTTGGTCTTAGCCTTCAACTGCCAAGCAAACATCGAGAGAGCCTTTAGCATACGAGAGCCGTCTTTTAAATACTCATTATAAGCGTGTGCCCAAGGTAGTGCAGGGAAAGCATCTGGAACACCCCAGATTTGACCAGCACGGCGGTTCACCTTAGAGGCAAACATTCTATACTTAGCATCAACTGGCTGATTCTGTATTGTTGCAGCAAAGCGACCACTTGCTGGCTCATAGGTATCGGCTGGATACCAGCGATTCATTTGAACTGGCTTAGGTGCAGTAGAGTTCAACTCTTGCTCGTAGCGAGTCCAGCTTCTGCGGTAATAACGAACCTGCTCAGGGTCATCTGGGTCTGTAACGACTCCAGTAATCTCACTAAAAGCAATACGCTGGAATTTCTTAGTATTTATTTCACCAAGCACAAAGAATTGACCATCTGTAAAGTGGCTACGCTCATTGATTGCTTGTGCCTCTGATGAGAATAAAACATCTTGGTTTTGCTGCTCTAAAATAACTTTACGAATACGAGGTGGCTGCTCAGTGAATGTAACACCACGACCAAAGATGTAGCTTGAGCGAAGACCGCAACCACGCTTTAGCAGTGGGTTGGCTTCTGAGTTCTCACGGATAACAGCAGCAGCTCTCTGAAGCTCCTCTAACTTGAAGCTTTCAGCAAGCTCCATGCCACCAAAAGTATTCCAGCCTTTGTCTTCGAAAGCTAGCATAGCCTGAGCCATGCTTGAGTAACTTTCCTTTAATAGTTCGTTTTCATTGGCAATTGCTTCAAATTGCTCTGAAAGTTGTTTGAAATCCATTAAAAATCCTTCTAAATTGTGATAATTCTATTCTACCATACCCAGTTGCTATAAAACGGATGCTGAGCGTCTAGCAATGCAGTATCATAGGAAATCAAATCTCCGGGCTTCTTATCTCCAAACTTCGGATTTACAATGTTGCTAAGGTCAGCAACTGCATAAACTAAAGCATCCAAATGGTCAGGGGATTTTACGCCACGAGAACGCATATCATCCTTAGATTCAATCTGGATAGAACCTTTAGCAGAGAACTTATACTGAATCATCATAATCTCATCTAGCAAAGTCTTATCATCTGGGTCAATGTCAATCTTGTCTGTAACCATTTGCTCACGCAGTGAGTCAAAGTTAAACGCACGAGCGTTTAGCCAGCGAGTATTGTCTGGGCTAGCAGCTGAGCCAAGCATAGATATAACTGTATACTTATCTTCACACAGATTCACAATGTAGTCAACTACTGGACCACCAAGACCCGATGCGTCAACACGCACTTCTGTAGCTCCAGTTTCCATTGCAAGTCTGTGCACTCGGTTGGCTGATTCAATAGCAGTAGCCTTAGTCCAGCTATCTAGCTTACGACAGCGACCACCACGATTGATGTAAACAACAGAGTCGTCTTCACCAAAGCGTGCAAGGTCAACGCCTAGATAGGCAGGAATCATCATGTCATCTTCGATGTCAGTGTCAATCACTCTGTCAATGGCGGTTTGTGAGAAGAAAGTATTATCGGCTTCATCTGGGAACTCACCCAAAACCTTAGACTTGAATCGAGCAGACTCTTCACCCCAAGAAATCTTCTGCTTTTCTACCCATGACTTCTGGATAAGTAGTGGCTTGAGTTCTTCTGGGATTTTCTCGCCAGTAAAGTTAGGGCTATCGTAAGCACTAATTGAAATCTTGTTCCAAGTAGGGTCTTCACGGAAGATGCGGTGGAACTCCGTTCCCCTTCGGTCAGGGTTTCCAATGGCAAGCACTCGTGCGTCAGCAGTATTAGTAACAGCTTCAGTAGCAGTATAAAGGTCAAGTGGAATACCACCAGCCTCATCAAGAACCACGAATACATAACGGCGGTGAATACCTTGGAAGGCAGATACGATATCAGTATCGGCTGGTCTACGACCAAACCCAATCAGCGTTCCATAGTTATCTTCTAGCTTCCACTCTTCAGACTGGTTAATATGACCCGGAAGTGAGAACCCACGCTCAGCAGCAATCTTGTGGTTGTCACGCAACTCACGGAAAAGAACTCGTGCAATCTGTGGATAAGTAGGAGCAGAACAAATCAAAGCAATGTCATACGGGTCGTGAACAGCAACCCACCATGCTCCGAGGATACCAGCAACCGCAGACTTACCTGCACCATTACAAGATACCACAGCAGTGTGAGTATTCTCTACAACGCTTCGTGCAATCTCTTCTTGCTTAGACCACATATGCTTACCTAGAACATCGTTCGCCCAAGCAACTGGGTCATTCAAATACAGGGCGTTTTTAGAACGCTTGCGGAGGTCACGGATTACCTCGTCAATTACATTGTCAATCATCGTATGGGTCACTCCTAAACCCTATATGCAATTCTGGCAGTGTGTGGTTTGGTGCAGTTTCAACAGCAGCCGATAAGCCTAAATCGCCACGCTCAGGATGGGGGCACTTATGGTTCTTACGCCACTGGTTTAGTAGATATAGTTCATCATCTCTGTCGGCTGTGAAACCAGCCCCACAGGAGCAGGACTCAGATAAGCTCATTATCTGCTACAATCTCATCCTTAGCGTGTAGTAGACCTTCAGCAACAATCTCTTCAAGCTCGCCCCTAGTAATCTGAGGGTATCTTTCATGTAGTTCCTTCTTTGCAAAATCCAAAGCAGCATCCATTGCTCGCAAGAGTATCTTCTCTTGGAACTGGGTCAGCTTCAGCGTGTTAGAATCAACATCTTCCTGCTGGGCATCAAGACGCTTTCCGATTGTTTCTAGTGACTTGAGTAGCAATCGCTGTGTGTCAAGGTCGCCAGTCTTCATTGCGTTTTCTGTCAGGACTTCTTTGAGTTGGTTTAGTTCTGCCAATAGCAATTGGCGTTGCTCATGTTCGGTCCAGATATTTCTGGAGGCAAGCAACTGCTTTACATGGACTACAGCCTGAGCAGCCGGGATACCCGTCAAACGCTCAAGCTCAACACCTGACTTACCGCCAGCTGCTGCTTTGATTAATACATCATCCAGTAAAGCAATTGCTCCAGCCATTAGAGTCCTTTATTCCAGACTAGCTTCTGAGCCTCAAACTGGATGCGAGCATCTGTAAGTTTGTCTTCTAGTTTCTCGACCTTGGCTACCAGTTCGTTGTGCTTTAGGATAATCTGCTGGACTATCTGCTGCATTTCGTAAAGTAGTTCTTGGTTATCGTTAGTTTCTTGAACCTCTTCTTCAGTTGGTTCAATTGGGTCATTAATACTTCTTGCCATTCTAGCTCCTTATTATTTGAAAAGATTTGAAAATATTGCGGAAAATTTTTAGAGATTTTGTTTCAGCTAGAAACTAATTCTCTGCGATTTCTTTGCGGTATGTCTGAATAGCTTCGTCAATGATATCCCAAGCTTCACAGTCAGTATCAGCTTCGAAGTATACTATCTCACAGTCGCCAGACTCTAGGTCGCAAAACTCCGCAATCCAGACATCTATTCCCTCACCTACGGGTGCAGGGTCATGTAGCTCTAGCTTGATGGAGTGCGAACCGAATCCACTCATGTTTACAATAATTTCAGACATGGCTCTATCTTATCATACCAAAGTTCTACTCAGTTACACAAATAATTCCAAATAGTTGGTGAAGTGGATGCGAGTGTGCCCCACGAAAAAAAGAGGTTCATCTTAGCATAAAATGGTTTCTTTGTCAAGGGGTTTTTATAACGATTTTGTTATAACTATTTTGGCGTTTTGGCTTGACAAGGTTGTCATTCGTGTTAGTCTTATCTTGTTAGGTGAAGGACACCGAAACAGAAAGAAGGAAACAAATGTTTGGAACTTGTGAACTATGCGAAAGAACCGAAATCGAAACAATGTTCGCCAAGGGTGTGGAGGCTTGCTATTCTTGCCTAACTCTAACACTTGACGAGCCGATTGAAATCATAGACCCAGCCGAATGGCAAAACTTGACACTAGACGAGGAGCAACTCTAATGCCAAAGCGACCAGACAGCAACAGAACGATTCAAGCCAAGGCTAAGACCTTGACACGCAAACAGCAACGGGCAGAGAAAGCCCTAATCACAGGAAAGAAGGCAAACTAATGACACGCAAGGACTACAAGGAACTAGCCCAACTTATTGGAGAGGAGCGAGCCAACGGCACGAACTTAGACCGATTCACCTCGGCACTAATGTCAGTGCTAATCGCCGATAACCCTCGGTTTGACCGCACCCGATTCCAGAACGCTATCGAAGAGGCAGAGGAGGCGACTAGATGAACAGACTAAGCAGGTTAGCCCTAGCAGGAAGCACAGCCCTAAGCCTAGCAATAACTCACTCTTACCTTGGGTTTGTCGAGTTCGATTATTACCTAAGCGAGAACCCTCAACTAAACGCCCTAGCCAACAACTTGGGCAGACTTGAAACAGCACTAACCCTCATTACCCTAGCCCTAACTGCTTGGGCATTACTACCAAAGAAGGAGAACAACTAATGGCTATCAGTTTACAGAAGATTGACCTAACACCAACCCGAAGCGAACACGCAAGGATTACCGCCTACATTCTGGCGAGCCACCTAAAAGGCTCACCCTACACATTCGGCGACTATTGGAACTACACCGAAGACGAGGAGAACGCCATCTTTGCGACTTGGAACGCCATAGAGGAGATTCACGCAACTTACCAACTGGCAGGGTTGTCATTCTACGAGGACTGCCCGAAGGCTCACAAGGCTAAACTAATCGAGGCAACATTCAAGGGAGCACTTGCTCAGGTAATCGCAACCCGTGAAGCAGGTTTCGCAGACTGGTAAAAAGCAACAACAGCCTAGACTCTGGCGAGTTTAGATTAGGTTCGATTCCTAACTAGGCACTTGACAAATAAATAAAAGTATGCTAGGCTATTCTTACAAAAGAAAAGCGAAGCAAGAGTTCGGTGGGATAACGCTCTGTAAATAAACCTTTCAAAATCCACCCTACCCGAAATAATCGGCTCTAAAAAGACCCTCCACACGCCGAAGGTTTTTTGTCTAGTCTATCACACTTTGCCCAGAATGTCAAGCCCTAGTTTATAACGATAATGTTATGAAACACGCCTTGACAAAATGGCTAAAATGTGCTAGGCTTGATTTGATACCCTTTTTTTAGCGTTCGAACAAATGTTCGAATGACTAATCTTGACGAAGGTTTTTTGAATAGTCTAGCATAGATTCCCCAGAATGTCAAACCGACACGCCGTAGATTTATAACGATTTGATAACGCCACCAGAGGCTCGTAGGGACACTTTCAGGGCTTGCCGTATGTGATTACCTTACTTTGACCCTGAGCCTCTCTACGAGGCTTACAGGGCTTATTTGACCTATACGCTTATTTATGGCAAGTTGAAAGTTTTTTGGATTTATCGGCGTGTCGCACTTGACAAGCGTTTTAGAGTGTGCTAGGGTATTGCTATCAACAAAGCACCAGACAACAAAATAAACGACACGCCGAAAGACAAGCGGATTTGACAAAGGTTAGAAAGTGTGCTAGGTTGATAACAACAAGAAACACAGGAGCAAAAAAAGTTTCAAAAAAGTTTCTAAAAAGACTTGACAAGAAACAAAAAGTGTGATAGTGTTTTACTAAGACCGAGAGATAGGAGAAACGAATGTTTGAGAATGTAATCAACGAAGAGGCGATTGACAACCTAGACGAAGAAACCCTAGACAAACTACTTGAAATACTAACTAAGGCAGGTTATTAGTGCTAGACTGCCAAAGACTTGGGCATAACCATAGCGAAGATAGGATTACCCTATACTATGGAGGAGAACAGCCCTATAAGATGTGTGGATTCCACGCAACTTATCTAAGACCAAAGGATTACATTACCCTAGCAAAGAAGGAGAACTAATGATTGACCCTGAGAAACTCGACAAGATTGGCAATGCTATTTACTGGGCTTATGAACTACTCGATTCGTTCGAAGCCCTAGACACCGAGAAGATTGCCGAATACACCGAGGTAAAGCAACTATCGGCAACCCTAGACGATTTAGACATAGCCCTAGATTCCTTGAAAGAGGCACGAGGGATTATTGTCGAACTACTAAGAACGGAGGCATAATGCTAGAAGAACACCGAGCCGAACTCGCCGAACTGAAACGAGATGTGAGGAAATACAACAGCCTAGGCACTAACGCCCAACCTAGCCTAAGCCTATGGGCATTACTAGAAGGCAGGATTAGCGATTTGGAGTCTATGATTGCCCAAGACGAATACTGGGAGAAGAGATGATTAGCGACAGAATGGCAAAAGAGTTCAAAGAACTTTATAGTGCTTATCACGCTGGGCAGATAAATGTCTATGACCTAGTGGATTACCTAGAACAAGTTATCAACGAAGAGGAGGAAGACTAATGTATAAAGAAGAGATTTTAGAGGTGCTGGAAGGTATGCCTAACGGCGACATAGACCACCCTGAGATTAGACGGCTAGCAGTTTGGATTAGTTGGAACGGCTATGACGACACGCCAGAGAACTTACCCGACAAACTCGCCGATTACATTCGAGATGAAGAAGACCGATTTGTTGGCGATTACGAAGACGAGGCTCAGTTTGTCGAGCAATACTATGACGACACGGCTAGCGAAGAAACGCTACGGATTCTAAACGAGGTTAGCGTGGATTGGCGTGAAACTTGGTTTAGAGCGTTTCAATGGGATTACGAGTTTGACGAGGGTTATGTATGGCGACAGCATTAGTCTGCCCTAATCACCTTGACCCGAATACCTATGTTATAACGGGTATTGCTGGGGATAGGTGGTGTGGCGAATGTGGCGTGCCAGAACACGAGTTTATTCGCCTTGCCCTCTAAACCTTTATACCTTTATAATACTATAATAAAATAATAATAGTATTACTAACTAGGTATAAGAAAGTGCTGAAATAGTATTAGATGTGTTTCACTTTCAACCGATAGTAGCACCTTGACAACAGAATAGTGGCGATAATGTTATGTTATTCCTTTATGATTTATAGCACCAAACATAGCACTAAAACATAATAGAATACCAACATAACATAATCGCCCGTTATCAAAATGTTATGAAACTGACTTGACAAACATAAAAGAATGTGCTAGTGTATTACTAACAACAACAGAAGGAGATTAGAATGACTAAGATTTATAGAGCAAGTATTACTATGGACATCTACCCTGACGAGAGTGGTCTAATGGAATGGGAAGATGAAGATGACACACCTAGAACAGAAGAAGAACTATTAGACCTTGCTCGTAGTGAGTTGCTCGAATGTTTATTCAATGGGCTAAAATACAATGACATAGCAGAGATGGTTGTAGTAGAAACGATTGAGGAGGACTAATAATGGATAAGCCAGTAGAGATTTTGGAGATTGACAGCACGACTAGGATTACAGCCTATCACGACTTTGAAGCCTATGCCTTTGAAGACTTGTGCGGAGATGAGTTCGGTGTTCAAACCCTGAACATAGCACGAGGCTACAATGACATAAGCACGAAAGACGAGGTGGAGGAAGCCGTTAGGCGAGTGAAGGATTCGATTCACTATCATAGCCATAACGACTACGAAGCCAAGCGAGAGCGTGTCTTGGGAGCGTGGTTCGAAGCCAAGGGTTATGCCTTTGAGTTCATCACCTTGCGAGGTTATTCACAAGGCGAATGGGCAGATGTGGTTATCTACACGCCGATTGACAACGCCGAATACCTGAAATACCGAAAGGAAGATTTACGGGCTTGGTTTAGAGGAGATGTGTTCGTGGTTGCTAGGGAGAACTTAGAAACCTATGTCAATACGATTGACAGCGACAACTCTATCGAACGCTGGGAGATTGCCGATTCTATCGGTGGCGTAATGCTGGACTTGCCAAAGGATTTGGAGAGTTATGCCAAAGACACTTGGGATTTAGAGATTATAACGATTTGATAACGGCACTTGACAAACGAAACAAACTATGCTAGTGTTTTACTAACAACGACAAAGGAGGATTTACAATGACTACAACGAAAGAACTAATGGATTCAAGCGAGAAGATTGGCAACCTAACGGCACGCAACAAGATTGCTGAGGCACTGATTCACCTGCCGTTCGAGCGACTTGACAAACTGGCAGTATTGAGAGTAGTATTAGGCGACACCGACACTTACGAGGAGGCAAACTAATGGATTACCAAACATTCGAAGCACGCTACACAGAGGCAAGCAAGGCACTACGCAAGGCTGGGATAAAGATTCACCGCAATGTTCAAGGTTGTTGCCGTTCGTGTATTGGGAGCGACAAGTTCGACAACCCGACAGAGCCGATTCTCTGGCACTATGGTGGGCAGGGCAACCGCATTAGTCTTAGTGGCGACTATGTTTATGACACCGAGGGCAACTATGTTGGTGGTATTTATCTAAACCATTCTAACCTCACAGACGACTTGAAAGACAAGGTTGTTGCTATCTTCACAGAACACGGGATTGTGCTGGACTGGGATAAGAGCGACTGGTCTTGTGTCAAGGTGAAGCCTAAACTATCCGTGCCTCACCGAACTGACGAGGAGCAAGCGTGGCTAATCAACACTTGGCTGGATAAGTATAAACTTACTTACAACGAGATGTTCGAGTATTCTTACAGGTTTGGCAACTTTATTGACAGATTTTGGAGCAAGGCTAGTAGTGGTTATACTGATGATTGGTTCGAGGCTCAGTTTAGTGCCAAGCGAACTGAGATTGACGACCAGATTGAAGCCGACAAGCAACGAGCGATTCGAAAGGCTAAGAGCGAAGAGCAAGCCGATTTGAAGGCACGCTTTATCGAAGCCTTGCCTGAGTTCGACACCAAGGAGCGATTCCTGATGTGGCTAGACGGCGAGTTCTCTAACCAGATGAGCCTAAGCGAGAGTGATGTTAGCGACCCTAGCAACATTCTATCTATGGAGAAGGCACGATTCGTTGGCGAGTTCAAAGACCGAGAGGACTTTGCCCAGAAGCACTACGCCGAAGATGTGGCAAGACTGCCGAAGTGGGTTCTAGACGACTTGTCTTGGAACAACATAGGCTACACCTTGGCACGAACTACTCACCTAGTTCTATCCAAGCGTGGTTGGAGCGAGCCGACATTCGTGTGGAAGACGATTCGCTGATGTGTCTTCACGATAGCGAGATGTGGCGAGATTGCGAAAAGCACTTTGAAGAGTGTTTCGCAACCGAGTGCGAAGATTGTTTCAAGATAACTTATAGAGATTGCGAGGTAGCAAAATGAGATTGAACAGATACATAGTTGTGCGAACAGCGAGCAATAGGCACGAGCCGTTTGTTGAGATTGTTTCGGCAAAGAACAAGAGAACGCTGAGAGGATTCTATCTGGACTGGGATTCAGATGAGCCGAGCGTAATCTACCAGACACTACTAATCAAGAAGACAAAGGAGAGCAACTAATGATTACAATAAAGAAACTGATTGAACTACTACAAGGTTATGACGAAGACGAGAAACTTGTCTATCGTGTGATTGACCGAGAAGCAGTAGCCGAGATTCTGGAACGACCAATGAGCGTGAAAGAGTGGGAACTAATCGGTGAGCAACTAGACTACGAACTAGACGAAGCGATTGTTGAACTTGATTTCTGGTTTGACCAGAAGTCTGCCGAAACAAAGGAGGACTAAATGGAGCGAGTATTTATCGGCAACTTTGGTGTTGATTCAGGGCAAGTTATGATTGGCGACCCTGCCAGTCTAGGAAGTTTCATAAATGACGATTACGGCGACAATAGTATTTATAGTTATTCTTACTCAGGAGCGTGCGAGGCAACTCTATCGAGCCGAAGAGGAGGCGTGCTATACAACGAACATTCGGCTGGTGTGGCAGTAGCAGTTTCAACTGGTGGAGATGGCGTGTTCCCCGTGTATGCGACCATAGATAACGGAATGATAACAAAGATTGAGATTGACTTGACAAACAACTAGACTTGTGCTAGGTTATAAATACAACGAGAGGAGAACAAAATGGCAAAGGTAGCAGTAGCAAAGATTCAAGAGATTACAAAGGAAGAGTTCGAGCATTGGACAGGTGATACTATCACCGATAGCCAGTGGGAAGCGATTGCTGACGACATTGTTGGCAGAGCAGAGAACTACATTGACGAGTTGCTGGAACTCATTATCCAAGACTACAACGAAGGGACTTATGATGAATAAGAAAGCAAAGATTACGATTGTGCTAGACTACGATTTGGAGAGCCTAAGATTTATGACGGGCAGAGAGATTCCCGAAGACGATTTCGCCGAGGAAGTAGAAGAGTATGCCTTTCACGATTTACAGGACTTGCTGAGAAGCAACGGCGTGTTTGATTTCAGTGAAGTGGAGTTTAGTGATGTCGAGTAGTATTCACCACGACCTCTGGATTTCACCAGACGGGACTTACGGAACTGACAGCGTATTGCTAGTTGATACGAGCAAGTGGAGCGAGGAAGACTTTCTCGACCTAGAAGAAGCAAATGACAATGACAAGTGGGACTTAGCGTTAGAGATTGGAGAGAAGTATGGCAACCTATAAAGTTCAGCAAATGGCTGAGATTTGGTATGAAACCGAAGTAGAAGCAGATTCCCCTGATGAAGCGATTGACAAGGCACAGGAGAGTGGCGACTGGGAGCAGTTGTATGACACTACGGAGTTTCAGGACAAGTTCTATTACCTAGACCTTGACCAAGATGATTCAGAGGGATACGATTGGATTGAATACAAGTGAGCGTGAAGACAGCGGTTGAACTTATCAAGGAGATTCAAAACAACTATAACCCTGATGATGTGCTGATGTATACCTATTGGAGCATTACAGACATTGACGACCTTGTGCCAGAGAGTGCCGATAAAGAGGACATTTGGGAACGGGTTGTCGAACAGGCAGACTATTCACTTGATGAAGGTGTTGCCTTGACAAACAGAGTAATCTGTGCTATCGTGGAAGAACTACTAGAAGAGGAGGAAACAAATGTATAGCAAGCGAAAGATAGTGGAGTTTGACATTCCACGAGGATACGAGCGACTAAGATTTACACACGCAACTGAGGCTGGCGAGGTTTATGTTCAGTTAGTTTACCCTGACGGATTCGACACCGAAGACCTAATGACTATCAAGGAAGAGAACTTGACTGACATTATCGAAGTGCTAAAAGAGATTCGAGGCTACTGATGAGTTGTTATAATGTTGAGTTTATCGGTGATTACTATAATCTTATTACGAATGTATCTGCTGACAATGAAGAAGAGGCAGAAGCAAACGCCTTGGCTAGAATCGCAGACGAATACGGCTGGGACTTAGAGGCGACTTATTCACAGGTTGAGATTACAGAAGAAGAGGAGTGTGAAAACCAATGGGACTAGACCAATACCTAGAAGCACGCAAGTATGTGTCGAACTGGACATTCAGTAAGCAGGAAGATAAGCAAGCGTTTCACAGCATTGCCGAAGCACTTGGATTGACTGATGATGACCTTGACCAAGATTCACCGAGCATTTCAGTAGAAGTGCCAGTTGGTTATTGGCGTAAGGCTCACCAGATTCACGACTGGTTCGTTCAGAATCTACAAGAAGGCGTAGATGATTGTAAGGCTTACTATGTTGGCAGGGTAGAGTTGGAAGCACTACACTTGATTTGTGGGCAGATTATGGATACACCTCGCCTAGCGAAAGAGTTGCTACCGATTACTGATGACCACTATGCCGTGAGTGAGTATAACGAATGGTATTTCGAGCAGATTGCTTATACCCGAAAGATGTTGCGTAAGATACTTGACAACGACAAACTTTCGTGCTATGATTTCTATTATAGGTCAAGTTGGTAAAGGAGGAAACAAATGGCTAAGTTTATTATTACACAGACAGACAGGTATTTAGTTGAGGCTGATACGATTGAGCAAGCACAGGAGGACTGGCGAAATGAACTGCTCACTGGTATCACGCTATCAGATTACGAATACATAGACGGCTCTACAAGTTATGAGGAGGAAACAAATGGCTAAGTTCAAGATTGAAGCAAAGAGAACTATCTGGTATGAAGTTGAAGTAGAGGCAGAAGACGAGGTTGGAGCGTTCGCAGAACTAGACGACTGGATTTCAGATGACTTTGAGGACTACGAAACCAATGGTGCGTGGGAGTTTGAGATTATCGAGGAGGAAGACAATGCCTGATTTGATTCTAGATGCTGGCAACCAGTGTGTCTGGTGTAATCAAGACACCTCGTTTGGTTCTGGTAGATTTGTTGATAGGATTTCAGTATTCACAGACCCAGAGGCAGTTGATTGGCTAGAAGAAGAAGACAAAGGAATCTACGATTTCGTAGAGGGTTATGGTTGTGCTGAGTGTTATGAGGAGGAAGACTAATGGGACTACACAGAGTGGTTGTATCTTTCACTACCTATGTGGAGGCGGAGGATACAGACGGAGTTGATGAGCAGATAAACGGATTACTTGATGAACTTGGTATGGTAGATACTAAACTCAGTTGGGACTTGTGCGACTGGGAAACTTATTTCGTATTAGAGGAGGAAAACTAATGGACTTTATTGAAGTAAAAACGCCTGAGTTCGTTCTGGGAATCATTGAGAAGGCTGAGAAGATTATCGGTGATGAAGCAAGTAGCGAACTTATGCGACACCGAACAGATGACTTTGTGTGGCACACGAGCCTTCACCCGAATCGTATGGGGGCAATGTATCTGCTAGGATACAACGATTACAACGAGTTCTTCGAGTTGTCTATCTATGCTGAGAATAACTTTGAAATACGATTGTATTCTGATTTTGACAACTCGTGGGAAATGATGTATCCTGTGGAGGAAGAGGAAGCAAATGTATAAAGAGCAGATGAATCAGATTGACCTGTATGACATAAACATTTATTGTGCTGGTGATGGCGTGCTATCGCTGACTGCTTATCAACTACAAGAAGATAAGGAAGGAAACTACGCTACTAATACTAGCGAATCCATTACCCTGCCTATACCAATGGATAAGGAGCACTGGAACATTATTGCTTACTTATTGGATAGCGAAGACTGGGAAGACCAAGACTGGGAAGACCACGATTACTGGGATACTACAAACTACTTGCTTGAAGGTGATTCCCCATTTATGATAAAGGTATGGGTTCGCTCACTGCCTTACTACACAACTAAGAAGGTTGAGATTCACTAATGGTAGTATTACCCGAAGCCTGTATCTGGTGTGATGCTAAGACTATGGATTGGAACGCCAGTTTCAATGGTAAAGACATTTGTAATGATTGCGAAGAGGAGGCACTAAATGAACTTGATAAACACGATTAGAGTAGAAACACACACACTACGCTGGACTGATGAGGAAGACCCTGAGAAGACATTCCTTGCCAACATTGCGTTCCTTGATACCGAGGAGCAAGGGCACGAGATGAGCGAAGGGATTATGGATAATGACCCTGAGTGGATTGACTTTGACGAGCGTATCCTATACTGGATTACAGCGTTCCAAGGCGAGAAGATTGAAGACCACTATCCAAACAATAATCCAAGAATGGATTTTGTAGTCATTCCAGAAGAGGAGGTAGTATAATGACTAAGCACTATTACTCAGGCTCTATGTCTATGGGGTTCGAGGTGTCATCAGACACGCCACTAGACTACAATGAGTTAGTATTGAAGATTGCCGATTACATTACTGATGTGGGTATCGCAGGTTGCGACCTTGGTGATGTTGATTACTGGGAGGAGAACGAAGATGTCTAGCAACTATCCAGAAGGCTCTATGCGAGGCTCAGGGATTTATTCCAGTGATGTTTCGTATGATGAGTTTGATTGCGAAAACGAAGAGTGCGAGAAGCCCAACGAGGCTGGCAACACAGCGACTGATGACTGGGGTAGATACATTATCGAGTGCGAGTTCTGTGGTGCTACTTACCGAGAGAGTTCGCTCTCTGAGGACAAAGATGACTACTACGCAGACCAAGATGATGACAGAGATGATGACTGGTATGATGCTTATTATTCAGAATAGGAGAAACAATGGCTAGAACACTAAACAATAATGAGGCACTATTAGAGGCTGTGCGTATTGCTCGTATGCGAGAGCGTGAAGCCTCACAGATTGCTCGTAAGGAACTACAAGCACTTATCGAGAAGGCTACTCGCAAGGCTCACGCTGAGGTTGTTGCCTCTGTGCGTTCCGCTATTATAGGTGGGCAGTCTGCTCGACAGATTGGCTTGGCTTATGGTTCGAGCGACCCTCACACGATTCGCAAGTTGATTGCCGAAGCAAGTGCTGACCTTGAC